ATAGAAAAGTTTGATAAAGAAAAAATCAAGGGACTGCTTATTTAGGCAGTCTCTAGTTTCATGTGGTCTTCGAAAAGTATCTTTCATGGGAATTAGCTTGCTCGTTTTCAGAGGCAAAATCTTTGGGTTCATCGAGTTCTTTTAACAACCATTCTAGCGTAAAAGCTTGTTTCTTTTTAACATTATATTTGTCCCATTCCTCATGCAGAACCTCTAACTTATAGGTTAAGTAATTACTCAAATGCTTATAAGCGGCTCAAGTAACAGATCCATGCAAAAGTGTAATTTTTTTACAGTGCACTCAGTATTCCGGGCAAGTCTTTATTTATATGTGCCCTCCGGTTTAACTTTTTCAATCGATTCTTTCCTTCCAATTGCTAAGATTATCACAAGTTAAGCAAGGGTCAGATCCAATATCTACGAGTTCATCTGCTGTGAGAACAGAATATCGGCACTCATGACATTTTAATTCCTGCGTACTCATTTTGCGAGATACCGACACCCTTCGCAAGGTATTTTTCTGTATCTCAGGAATTATAACAATACTTTCCCGATCGATTCCCCAACCTGCGGCTTGATAGCCGACGCTTGGAGAACCTGCGTAATATGCCTCCTCGTCGAGAGACTCAGGGAGACTATTGGCAGCTTGCTTGCACTCAAGCCCCGTGCCTTTAAATGAGTCGGTGAAACTTTTGTTCTTCATCGTTCATCCCACCTTTCTGGCAGGTATAAGTTTTGCTGAACAAGCGGTAATACCAAGCCAATAGTTGTTCGGTTTATATCCCCAGTGCTTACATGCTTTTCGCTTGGCTTCTGTTCCGTCCTTTGCAGGAACAATAAGCTCACGTCCTCCAACGTGACGGACACGGTAGTTTCTTCGTTCGTTTTCCATGGTTTGTACACTCGCCCTTCCTGTATTTTCCTTTTAGGTCAGTGTACATTAACCCTCTTTGAGACAACGAAGTCAAGCTATTTCTTTATCACATAAAAAACACCCCTTTTAGCAGCAAATTTTCCTGCCCAAAGGGGTATTTTCTATTGGTATCTTTTCTTTCGGTGACGCAGTTTAACTTTACTTTTTCCACTTCTCAATTTTCATTTCCCTTGAGATGCCTATATTTAATTCAAATCTAATGCGACCATTATTAAGAACAACGCAGCGGTTAACTATATGGCTAAATATATCTTCCCTAAACTGAATGCCTTTGTTTAAAGGATCAATCATTTTATGATCCTTTAACTCGTCTAGAAGCCAATTCAAATTTTTCTCGATTAAAAGTGCCTGTTGTGATTTTTGTTCTAACTTATCCAATTGACTCTGCAAGCGATCATTCTTTTGCGAAAACTCTAATAGTAATTGGCCAAGGGATTCAGTTGGATTATCTTTCCTGGTTAGAAATACTTCTTCGTTCATTCTTTTATGTAAGGTCTTTAGTTGCTGCCGTAAAATTTCAACCCTTCTTTTCTCGTATGAATTTGATTTCTTTAGTTTAGCCGCTTGGTGAACTTCTTCCATTAATTCATTGGGATTGTGTTTTAGTTCCAAAATCATCGCCATAAAGGCATTTTCAATTTCATCTTGGTGATAACTTTTGGTATTATGGCATTCGACGCCGGGAACAAACCCACCAGCTGCTCTACAAAACCAACGATAATAATCATTGTTTACCTGTGCTTTAGTGGTTTTTCTTTGGCGAATAAAGTAATTTCCACAATCACCGCAAACTATCTTTTTTGCAAATATCGACGGTTCTTTTATTCGAGCTCCTATTTTTACCCTTTCCGGTCTGCGCCGACAATTTAATTTTTGTTGTACCTTTTGCCAATCGTCCTTAGAAATGATAGCCGGATGATGGTCTTCAATCAGATACTGCTCTTCTTGACCTCTATTTTTTACGCTTTTATCCAAGAACCTCGGGCGTATTGTCTTTAAAAGTAAAACATTCCCACAATATTTCTCGTTCCTAAGTATCAAATACAACGTATCCATTCGCCAAGTAGTTTTGCCTTTACCCGTTTTCAAACCTTCTTTGGTCAAATCCCTCGCTATTTGCCGCAAAGGGGTGCCCCTAAGATATTCACGAAAAATGCGTTTGATTGTTTCAGCGTCTTCATTAATAGTCCACTTTCCAAATTTGTCGGCATCGTATCCAAGGAGGTAACTCGTCGATCTTGGTACTATTCCATGTTCAAACCGCCTTTTGATACCCCAGCGTACACTTTCAGCAAGGCTTCTCGACTCATCCTGGGCCAAACCGCTAAATATGCTTAAAAGAAATTCATTATTATCCTTTAGCGTATTTAGATTTTCGCGTTCAAAATAAACACCAACAGGGGATGGAAGTGCTTTGAGCATCCTAACATACGTAAGGCAATCCACCGTATTTCGGGAAAAACGACTGATGCTTTTAGTAATAATCATATCAATCTTACCAGCTTTACAATCGTCAATCATGCGCAGAAAATTTGAGCGTTTATGGACCGAAATACCGGATGCCCCTTCATCCGCATAAATGCCACTGAATTTCCATGACCGATTACTTAGAATATACTCTGTATAATGGTTAACCTGTAATTCAAAACTTGATAATTGGTCATGGCTATGGGTGGACACTCGACAATAAGCACATACTTTTTTCCTATTGATTTGATCGGCCTCACATTCATTATCTTGAATTTGAGGAATGACTAAAGTTTGCGGTTTGAAACCCTTTGCTTGCCGGGGATATACTTTGATCGCTTGTGAAATTAAATCCGTCTTCGTTATACTGTCTTCTAATGATTTAAACCTTCTGACCTTAGTTATTGGCTCCCTGTGTTGATTTTTCTCTTCTAATAATATCGTTAAATCGTTATCTTCGATCTCCATTTCCGAATCATCCGCCCACCTGATAACATAAGCTCCCCTAGAAAATAGGGTAATATCCATCACCAAGGCCCGCATCGTTTCCTTGCTCATCGTTTGAAAAATAGCCTCAGCATTCGTTTCTCTTCGCGGCAGTTTATCCAACCATTCAAGGGCCTGATCCCTATAGTTTCGATCTTCCTCTACGAGTATCCAATACGTTTCAATCCGTGAGATTTTTTCCTCAAGTTCTTGGCGTTTTACTTTTGCCCGTTTATGCTCGCGACCATTAGTACTATTTTCAATTCTCAAAGCGGCTGCTAGTTTGTTATCTAAAACAAGCCTTTGTTTTTCGAAGTTATCATTGATATTAATTTGAGAAATGTCTTGATAAATCTGATGAATCATTGACGTATTTGAATGACCATACCTTAATTCAAACGCTTTTTTCATAATTTCTTTAAGCTGTGATTCATAAACCAGATTGGAACTACATAGTTTTCTGCTTTTTACACTTCTACCACATCGCCATGACGGTTCTTTACCATACGTGCGCTTTTGATAGACAGCGCCACATTCTCCACATTTTAATCGTCCGGAGAACATATTTTTCTCCCGTTTCTTTCTGGTACGGGTTTTGGTTTTTCCAATGAACTGCTGTACTCTGTCAAAGGTCTCCTGACTAATAATTGCCGGGTGATGGTTTTCGATGAGATATTGCGGACGCTCTCCGTTGTTTTTCTTTTCTTCGTGGGACAAGTAATTATCTATATATACCTTATTAGTAAGACAATTACCCGTGTAGCGTTCATTCGTCAAAATCAGTTTGATATATAGCCCTGTCCATTCATTCTTGCCGTTAGTCTTTCGATACCCTTTTTCAATCATGTGTTCCTTAATAACTCCATAACTCATACCATCAAGAGCTAAATCATAGATTTCACGTACGATAGCTGCTTCTTCTTCGTTAATGGTTATAACCCTTTTGCCCCTGATTTTTTCGACATTATAACCGAGCATCCTGTTAAAGACCGGTATCCCCTGTTGCACTCTTTTTTGATAAGCCCAGCTTACAATTTCTGATTGGGTACGACTCTCATCCTGAGCGATGGCTGCTAATGCTGAGATGACAAATTCACTATTTTCTTGGAGGGTGTCAAGATTTTCGTTTTCAAAAACCACACCAATATTTCTCTCTTTTAAGGACTGGATCACTTCCAAAATATCGGCTGTATTTCTGCTGAAGCGCGAGATACTCTTGCATAAAACCTTATCAATCTTTCCTTCTTCACAATGTCTGATCATCCTCTGAAACCCTAGACGCTTCGTACGGTCTGTGCCCGTAACTCCTTTGTCGCTATAAATACCAACTAAGTCCCACTCAGGATTGTTATGCACAAGCGTTAAGTAATGCCGCTTCTGCATTTCAAGAGAATTTATTTGATGATCATAGTCTGTACTCACCCTACAATAGGCTGCGACTCGAACGTGCCTCGGAGCTGGAGGCTCTGCATCTGGTTTTTCCACCGGTGCTGGCCATCGAATTTCGACCCGTCTCTTCTCCCGCTTATAATCAGACTCCATGTTCTCTTCTCCTTAACATTCTCATGATAAAAATGTAAGCTACAGCCGTCCCACAAGGGCATTACCGTAACGCGACTTTTTCAGTGTCACATTATAACATTCGAGCCCGACTAGTCAACGATTAATTATCAATAGTGGTAAAGCTGTACATTTGGCATTTCCAATAGCAAAAGCGCTACAGCAACCATCCACTACCTAAATGTATGGTGCTGTAGCACTTTCCAAGATACCCGAATTATCCTTTCCAAACGCTACATCACAAGCAGTCAGTCCGTTAAAATCGCATTCTTTAAAATTTTGGCAGACGATCCGTTTTCCAGATCATATTATCGTTGTCATTAGCTTTTCGTGTGGTTCCAAAGACGAACTCATAAAGGATACTGCCATCATCAAAAACATCACCGCGTTTAACAATCCGGCGAAAGATATCTTCGCGGAAATTCACGCGCTCACTTGCGGGATTAAAATCCTTAAGTCGATCCAGTTCTCCTAATAACCACTTTAATGTCCGGCTTAGGGTTAACGCATCACCTTTCTTACGCTGGAGTTGTTCCCACTCGCTTTGCAGCACCTCTAACTGTTGAGTTAAATCAACACTTAAATCTTGATACACATCCGGGGCTGAACTTTTCTCAGCAGATGTCGCCATCTCACTTAAACGTTCGTTAACGGATTCAATTTCGGTTTGTAAAAACTCCATGCGTTCCTTTTCCCACTCATCACAATCTTTATCAGCAATGGCTGCTTCTGTTTCGTTTAACCAACTTTCTTTATCGTTTTTCATTTCGAGGAGCATGACCATAAACGCATGTTCCATGGATTCTTCCCGATAGCTTTTGGCATGGCACTCCTTATCCTTTATACGCCCGTCAGCTACTCGGCACTTCCAAGCTGGGTATAAATATTTATCCTTGTTATAAGTGGATGTAAAGGTCCTTCGTACTAAGGGCTCGCCACACGTCCCGCAGTAGAAGATATTGGAAAAGATGCTCCGATTGCTGTGTCTTTGGGGTTTCCCTTTTTTATTCCTTTGATTCATATTTGCTCGGCGATCAAGTTCTGCTTGAACCGCGTTCCAATCATCCCGGGAGATAATTGCTGGATGGTGATCCTGGATAAAGTATTGCGGTTGCTGCCCACGATTGGGTTCTCGTTTATGGGTTAGGAAATCAACGGTCACCCTCTTTTGAAGAAGTACGTCTCCCGAATATTTCTCATTCCGAAGGATTCGATACACACTATTGCCAACCCATTGGGTATTCCCTGTGCCAGTTTTGACGCCATCAGCAGTCAATCTCTTTGCGATCAATCCCGTGCCATACCCTTCTAGGCATTTCTGAAAAATCCAGCGTACTGTTTCGGCCTGTTCTTCATTAATGACCATATTCCCGGAGCTGTCCGAGTCATAACCAAGAAAATTTGTTGTCGGACAAAAGGCTTTTCCTTGTTGATAGCGTTTTTGAAGGGCCCAACGGACATTTTCGGAAATACTCCGCGATTCATCTTGGGCCAAGCTACTTAAGATGGTCAGCAATAGTTCACTTTTCGAGTCGAGAGTATCTAGATTTTCCTTCTCGAAGTAAATACCCACCGGTGAGGATAGTCCTTTCAGTAATCGAACATAGCTCAAACAATCCAACGTATTCCTGGCGAAGCGGCTAATACTTTTGGTGATGATGAAGTCAATTTTCCCCGCCTTACAATCGTCGATCATGCGTAAAAAGTCCGTGCGGTTTTTGATGGATGTGCCAGAAATTCCTTCATCCGCATAAACGCCGCAGAACTCCCACAATTCATTTTTCTGAATGAAATCGGTATAATGCTCTACTTGAAGTTCATAGCTTGTTTGCTGTTCTTCTTGGTCAGTCGATACCCGACAGTAAGCACATACCCGTTTCTTCGGGATCGTGTTTGTCTTGGTCATTTTCGGGCCAACGGCCGGAATAAGCCGGACCGTCGCTCGAGGTTCAACTTTATTAACTGGAGATAAATTGTGTGTTTTCATGTGTGTTTCTCCTTTTCATCTTATAATTGTTACCTACAATTTCGGTAGTACTCAGTCGGCATTAGGCGCACACGGGCTTCTTCTGGATACTGGGGATGCCCTTCCGTGATAATACATCGAAATCCGCATCACTCTCACTTTAGTCTCTTGCATGTCCTTTCCCCACCTCAGCAAATAGGATCATTCACCGCAATCTTCTACTGTTGTTTCAGTACTATCAAACCATTTGATGGTAAACAAAAAGGGTGAGGATACTGTAATACCCATCACCCATGCTCGCATGTATTCCGTATTTACTTCATCGAAGAAAGCCTTAACGCCATTCATACCATGTGGCAGCCCTTCCAGCCATCGTAGGGTTTGGACTCTATAGTCACGATCTAGCTCTAACAGGCCCCAATACTGTTCCTGCCGTTCAAGCTTTTCCTCTAATTCCCTACGTTTTGCCAAGGCAATTGTTTGTTCATCACCGATAGAATGTAGTTCTTTATCCAAGGCTACCATTAACTCTCTTTTCAAGATGACCCGACTGCGCTCTACATGGTCATCTTCCTGGAACCGCTTCATTTCCAACCGAAGTTTATAAAGTGTGTTCTGATTCATGAGGCCGTATTTAATCTCAAAGGCTTTGAAGATAGCTCGTTCTAGCTCCCCGTCATTAGTTCGCCGTGAGCCGCAGAGCTTACTACTCTTAATACTCCGGGAACATTTCCAACTAGCGTTATAGGAGGAATAACGGTGATAGTTCGCACCACATTCCCCACATTTCACGCGCCCTGTCAGGGGGTAAACCATTCTTGCCTTCTTTCTTCCTCTTTTTCCTTTGCGGATGAAAACTTGTACCGCATCAAATACATCCTGGCTAATAATTCCCGGATGGTGGTTTTCAATGAAATACTGTTGTTGTTCGCCATGGTTTTGCTTGCACTTATGGGTTAGGTAATCTGGGGTATAGGTTTTCTGACAGAGTACATTTCCGGAATATCGCTCATTAATCAAAATTCCTTTGACCGCATCACTGGTCCATTCCGTACGCCCTTCTGCCATCTTGTACCCTTTGTCCATCATCATCCGAGCGATCGCTAAATATCCCTTCCCTTTTAAGGCCAAGTCAAAGATTTCACGCACAATGCTAGCTTCCTCCTCATTAATCGTGATCCGCCTCTCATTCTTACCGAGTCGTTCTATGTTATAGCCTAGGATTCTTCTGAAAACTGGTATCCCCCGCTGAAAACGCTTTTTGAAGGACCACAACATATTCTCTGAAATACTGCGGCTTTCTTCTTGAGCAATCGCCGCAATCGTTGACAAGACAAATTCAGACTGAACTGAAAGCGTGTCGATACCCTCCTTTTCAAAGATGACGCTGATGTTTTTTTCTTTAAGAATACGCACAGTATCAAGCAAGTCCATGGTATTGCGCGCAAATCTCGAAATGCTCTTACAGAGTATCCTATCAATTTTCCCTTCTTCACAGTGTCTAATCATGCGCTGAAACCCTATTCGCTGAGTTCGCTGAGTCCCCGTAATTCCTTGATCGGCATAAATACCTATAAGACGCCATCCGGGCGTATTCTGAATAAGCCGCGCATAATAGCGTTCTTGTAATTCAAAGGAATCGGTCTGCTCATCAAGCTCAGTGCTCACGCGACAATAGGCTGCAACCCGTATGGTTCTCTTTTGCTCGGGTTTTTCGTATATGGGTTTTTGTTCTTCTTGCGGTTCCCATCGGACCTCAACCTTGCCTCTGTCTGTTAAATACTCCTGTTGCATTGTTCTCATCCCTTTCTTGCGCCACAACAGCAATATCCTTTATTTCATTTGTCAAAAAAATGGGACTGCTGCTGCTCATCTATCAAATGCCCTCTATATTTCGAGTCATGTCATTCATCACTCAAACCGGATCAAATTGCAAGCTAAATAATTCGAGAAATCCTAGAGACTGTACAATAGCATAAAAAATAACACCAACCATATTGATCGGTGTCAGCGATTTTCTTCCACTGTCTACTTAACAGGGAGCAGTTCATAGCATCAAATCCCGGCTATTTTTTAATCTTCTAAACTCGTTTATGGTTCCCCTTTCTGAAGCCAGTC